TTTTAAACACATATCCAACATAGCGGATATTCCTATCACGGATATTCATTTTCAGCACCTTCAGAATGTAATTAATTCCATGCACGTAAAAGGACTTTCCTACTCCTCATGTAAGAAAGTCCGCACGTTACTTAATCAATTATTTAATTACGCAATCATTAAGGATTACACTATCACGAATTACACCCTACACTTAACCCTAGGCCCCAATATACCAACGATTCAGAGAAAAGTATTTACTCGCCAACAAATCAACAAATTATGGGCAATAGATACTTCTTATTCCCATATGATTTTAATACTGCTATACACTGGCCTTCGTATAGGTGAGCTTCTTAATTTACGCAAGCAAGATATTTATAGGCGATCATCATACCTCATCGTAAGACACGCTAAAACAAAAGCTGGTTCTGGTCGTATTATCCCTATACATCACCGTATCATGCCACTAATAGAACAGATATATAGAGATACTGATGAGTATCTGTTTACTATAAGCTACACCACGTTTCGTAAGCATTTCTTAGATATTATGAATACCGTTAAATGTAGGCATACTATTCACGATACCAGGCACACATTCGCAAGTCTACTGGATTCTGTCGCACCACCCAACGCTTTACGTTCTTTACTAGGCCACAAACAAGGCGATATTACCACCAGGGTATACACGCATAAGACTATTCGTGAATTACGTAAAACCATAGAATTATTAAAATAACTCCCCAGTGGGGAATAACTTGGTTTGATTCCAATCGATACTATAAGGATATTTCGCTACCGATTAGCAGCACTGTGCTAATTGCCTTAGCCACCGATGACTCTGTTAGTATTGAGACTTCTGGCGCAAAATGTTTTATCAGTTGGAACAGTGGGTTTTCTCAAGCTAATAGAAACACCATCCGATTCTTAACCGACAGAGCGGACACAGGTAGTTTTGTTTGGATGGCCGTAGGGAAGGATTAATATCCAGTGGGTATTATTTAATGCGTATAATCAGCCGAAGCCTTGGACTGTGCGCTATCCGATAGAATTTGCCAATAAAACTATTGCTGTTTCTGCAACTAGATATAACGGAGAATATTCATTTTCTGAAATCATTTTATCGACTTCCAGGAACCAGCTGACATATAAAGATAGTGATTATAGAGGGCAGCAAGGTGTCGGTGATCAGATTATGTTTATTATCATAGGCAATTAGATAATTCCTATGGCGAACCAGTAATAAGAAGCAGCATATCTATCACTTGCCGTAAATACGGCCTTAGTTGTGTTGCTCTCTGAAACTGAGTTAGCAAAATACCTAGGTGTGTCAGAACCTGACCAGTACGCATCAATAGCATTTGCCATGAATAAAGTTGTAAATTTGATAGGAAATCGTACCTCTGTCTTAGTTACGTTATCTTGACCACCCACTCCCCACTGGATAGTGAAACCATTTGCAAATTTAACAAAGCCTGCGCTAGCATCAAGTTTAGATGCAACAATAGCACCTTGCCCTAATAGACTTTTTAGCGTTGATAAATTAAGCACTTTATTAGTATCACTATCATTGTAATTAGAGGTGATAAAATCAATCACTTTAGATGTATTATCACCTTTAATGAATGATAACCCAGTAATAGTTTTGTTTGCATCTTTGAAATATCCGCCAGATGTAATTGAAACATATCTATCCAGTTCGCCTTTAGTAACAAATGTACTATTAGACATATTCACAGTAATATTTTTAGCATTGCCAATAACTGTTCTAATTTTATAAATTTCACTATCAATTGGCGTAGTTTTGTCTGGTACATACCCTACATTATTACCACCATTTGTATAGCTATATAGCATTTCAGCTTTACCATCAACCTTTGCATATAGCCCTACTTCACGTGGGAAGAAGCCTACATTTAAAGTGTTGTTGGATAATGTTGCTGTAATTAGATATTGGCCGTTACCCTCATTTACACCACTTGTTACTGGCAATTCCATTTTAGGAGAAATCACAGATGTCATATCATTAAAGTTTCTACCTGTAGCATCTCCATCACCTACAACTACACGTGTAAAAATCAAATTCTTACGTGTAGCTACACTTTCAGCAATCATTGCCAAACCATTTTTCGTTACCACATTCTGTGGATATTGACTAGGCATTATATACCCCCTTAACAATTAATATGATTAATTACATTAGCCTTAGTAATGTATACACCAGCCACTATAGATGCATCATCTAACGCAGAATTGAAGCCTACCATAGGATTGATTGTAGTTGTTTCAAATGTTGTAACAATACCACCAGCATAAAGTTCAGTATCAACGCTATGCACATCATTAATACTTAATCCAATATGTGATGGTTTTACTACTGTTAAGTTGCTTCTTATTTGTGGTATAGCGTACACAAAGGATGAGTTATTAAACTCTAACTTCAATACACCATCTTCAAACTGAACATCTACATCATCAAGCACGAATGTCTTAACGATTGCCCTAATTCTATCTAGCGTACACTTGCCGTTGTTATTCCATAACATCTGCACTATGGCTCTTCGTTGTTCAATTGAGCCATCACCTTTGATACCTAAATCTTTTTCGTATACCTTTAGCCCACGTTCACCTACCGCATCAAAGAAGCCATTATCTAGTAACACATCTAGTAGTTCATCTATATCTTGTAACTGCAATCCTGCAGCTTGATATAATTCACGAACCCATGGATCATTACGATACATCTTATTAATGGCTTTTAATGCATATTCCTTAAAACCTGTATTAGTCATTTAAAGCCACGCTAACTGTACCCAATACGGCAACTTGTTCGTTTGTTAGATTAATTTTAGTTGTCTGACCATTTACAGTTACACTTTCATAGTCGGTAACACCAACATTATCAATGATAATGTTACTAATCTGTGCGACTGATACATAGTTTTGTTTAAATGCTATCTTCTTTAGGTAAGCGGTTACCGCTTCAGTAATGTCATTTGTAATAGTGGATTTAGTAGCCGTTGTAGTGTGTTGTACACCTCTAATATCAATATTGATAGGCACCTCTGTAGCACTAACTACAGTACAATGTGCACCAATTGGTGCTTGCCCCTCACCAATACCTTTGCTTTCTGGGTCTATGTAATCTTGTACCCTTTTAACTAAATCTGTACTAGCAGCCTTTCTGTCAGAGTTGATGATAACTACTTTAACAGTATTGTTACCATTCCATAACCCTATTACATTAGCTTCGCCTACACCTTCTACTTCTTTAGCCCATTGCTTATAGTGGTAATCATTGCCACTCGTAGCTGGCTCTCTTAACTCTTCATAGTAGCGTTCACGCAAATCATCGTCTGCTTCCTCATTTTCGCCACCTTTTGCAGCATCATCGTTAATAACTGCATTGATACCAGCAATAGTAATAGGCATCTGCGTTATTGTACCTTTAGGAACATTACCAACTACACCAGCTTTAGTGCATCTGATTTTGATGATAGAGTTATCTACTACATCCTTATTTTCTAGCGACTCGTATTGAATACCGCTTTCACTTTCGAATAAATCACCCTCATGAATAGTTCCGTTACCATCTACAATACGTAGGTTACATACTGCCTTAGTTGCTAACTTTCGTTGTGTTCCTTTGCGTTGGAATACTACCCTTGTTAGTTCATCACCTGTTAAGTTATCCACGTTTTGTTTGCGTTCAATTTCTTCCGCCTTCTTCCACAGTTCAAGTAAAGCAAATGCTTCACCTCTTGTTATGTCATACGTTGGAAAGCCTTCTGTTTTCTGATACGCATCATCAATGTTTTCAAGCATCGCATTATGGATGCTATCAACACTATAATTCGAATTCATGTTCTATCTTCACCTCTTCCCCTGTATTAGTAACTACTGTGAAATAAAAAATACCAGCATTGAATTGCCAATCTTTGACAACTACAACACATGGTACTTTGTTCATGATACCTTCGGTTATTCTTCTTTTTATTTCAGATACTTTATATGCACGTGGCAATCTGTACCCTAATAGCTTAGTTAGATCTAACCCAAAGCTATCACTATAGATTAAGTATTTCTTCATTTCAGTACGAATAAATAACTCAATCCATTGTTTAATTGCTTCAATCTGCGTATCTTCTACATTGCGACCATCCTCAAATACAAAACGATGTGTCTTATAATCGAATTTAAATGACCGCCCCACTTTATGTTGTGCGTTTGTAGCGGTTTTAGTAGATTGAATGGAATTGGTGAAGTTGTAATCTGTAGGAAACATCATACCCCCTCTTTCACAATATCAACGATAAAGAAATGTTGCTCGTTTTCATCTGGTATAACAAGCACTTTATCGCCAGCTTTCCATAATTCATCCAGCACTATCTTACCTTCGCCCTGTGCATCGTAATCAGATTTAGGCCCAGCAGGGCATCCTTTATGTGTCATTTTGCCACTATGTCTATAAGAGTAAGTAGTGATATGGTGAATTAATTGAAAACATACATATCCATTAGATGCATCTATCATAAACTTCCCATCTTTAATAGCTACCTTCCATGGTGAAGTACTGATAACCTCTCCAAGGCAAGCACCTATCCGTATAGGGTTAGTTCTATCTTTAAACATAGAAGCCATCTGACTGTGCCATTCTTCCATATATACCCCCTTATGACATTCTAATTACTTTAGATGGTGCTTCGTTTGTGTGCCATGCGTTATTAGCATCAGAATAAAACTTAGCGTGTCCTTCGCTACTACTGTTACCAAAACCACCGCCAGCACCATCAGAGATAATAACATGTTGATTATTACCATATACTAAGATATCGCCTTTTTTAGCATAGCCGTCAAAGGCTTCTACCTTATAGCCAGCACTTTGAGCATTATTAACTAATGTATCTACATTAGCCGTACCAATATCCGCCTGTTGCTTTAAGAATGGACTGTAATATGAACCAGCCTTAACCGCCACATCTACGCACCCATTATCACGATATACGCTCTGATATCCGTTAAGTGCGTTCATACCAGCATCAACTTGTGTTGCATTAGCAGTACTATTCGTTGCATTAGGTGTAACAGTTGTAGTAGTACTTGTTGCGTACTTGCTTGTATCAAGCTCTTTAGTTATACGTTTTAGATCTAATGTCATAGTATGATTTACTCCATAATTATGCTTGCAGTTTTCTACTATGAATTTATCGTGTATATCTACTGTGTAATCATCAATGATAATAATGCGACCGCTCCTTACTGTATCATCACCTAATAATGTTAGGTTTAACTTTTCAGCTACCTTATTAGTATCTTGAATAGTTTTCTTAGCAATCTGGGCAGTCTGTGCTTGCTTCTTATTATCAACTTTTACTATCTTCTTGATTAAACCATATTTCTTGATGCTTTCATCATCTTGAATGGTAGACTTAACAGATGTACTCTTTTCCTTTTGAGATATGGCTACGATGCTATTACGCATATCTTCCATACTCAAATCTCTTGAGTAATTATTGATAGGTTGAGTGATAACTTTATCTAGCACTAAATCCTTGTAGTCCTCAACGTGTATCTTACCATCTCGGTATTCTAAGCGGTATTTATAGCCAGTTTCCTCTGTGGCTTGCTTAATAATATCCTTGATAACATCAGATACTGTTTCACCTTGATATATCTTCTTGATATTCGTCTTAATATCAGCCACATTACCTAAAGGCACGTTATTCTCACTACACACCTTTTTGATAGCTTCAAGGCCACTAACACCATTGAATTGAATTTCTATCTCTGATTTATTGAGATAAAAGCAGTAGTCAAAGCAAGTGTAACTATATTTGTTAGCACCGCTTTGTTTTTCTGCTACTACAATTCCTTGAAATACTACTTGTTCCTGTTGCTCTTCGTTAAGCTGCGTTGTAGCACTCTTGTTATTGTTGCTTAATTGGTTGCTAAACTCAATCTTGCCACCAATCGCAAGCCGTGTACCCATAAGGTTAAAATCAAAAGGGTTATCTGCTAAATCAAATGTAAATTCTTGACCTAATGTGTCAATACCATCTGACCTTTGATAGTTATTGGTATAGGCGGTAATTTCACGAGTTTCAGTAACATCTTTACCATCTTTACCTTTGGTTGTGTTCGTATACTGTAACTTCATTTTTTAACCGCCTTACTATCAGTACCCTTATTTTCGCCACCAGTCGAAGATTGAGCTGTAGTTGATGTATTGGTATATACGTACTCTTCAATACCTATTGTGGCTTTAATATCCCCAACTTTGTCATATGTGTATGATAGATCATTAATGACACATGGCATATTAAGGATTTCATTACCATCAGACTGAATAATGCATATCCGCATCACGGCTTTCATCTGCCGTTGTGCTTGAAAGAATTGTAAACATTGCAAGCCGTCTGTACCATTACCACGAATGAAAGAGTAATCCTTTCCAACTGGTAATAGGATATTGTCTAGGCTTAGTGTTCGTAACCCTAAAGGCCCTATAAGTTTAATATCACCTCTAAGACCATTAAAGGTTTCGTTTGCTTGTGGTTCACTAATCGTAGGTAAAGGGTTAGGTACTACAGGCAATGTGATATATTCATCTGTCAATTCAGAGTGAAACACAATATCTGTAGTCGGCTTCTTATCTAAGTAATCTAAGACCTTACCAACTAACCCATGTGATAGTTTGTCAGCATACTGTGTAGCACGTGTAATTGCTAATTTTTGTAATTCAGCTTGTTTAGACTGTATGCGTTGCTGCATTATCTTCTTTGCACCGTCTTGAAAATTCACATTACACCCCCTACATATTGCCAATAGCTAACATAACTTTATCGGTAACGTGTCTACCGCACGCATCCATAAAGTCTTCATTACCAATTACATTGCCTTGTACTGTTACATTGACTGTTACATTACCACGGCTACTTGCTAATTGTTTCATGCTTTCATCGTGTGGAATTACTTGTGAGCCATTCGGTAGATTGATAATTTCGCCACGTTGATTTTCGTTGACATATGTCGCTCCACCTTTCCAGTACTCAGTACCAGTTGCATTATGTTCACCAGTTACACGGCCTATAGTATTGTTATATAGCCATGCTCCACCCTCTTTGATAGCATCTATCTTTTCGCCAGCCCATTGCAATTTATCTTGTACCCATCCAAGTACATCCTGTGCAATAGATTTGATAATTCCAAAGTAACCATTAAAAATTTGGACTAACCCACTAAAGGCCATATCCCAGTTACCAGTAAATACACCTACAAGAAAATCAATAATGCCGTTGAAGATTTGCATCACACCATCAAGTATAGGACTCATAATTTCCATAAATCGGTTATAAATAGGTGTAACAACCTCTATAACACCATTTACAAATTCTGTGCATCCACTTACTAAGCTATCCCATAATTCACTAGCATAGCTTGAAATAGCATCCCATACACCTATTGCTACCTCTTTTACTGTATCCCAGTTATAGATCAATAACGCAATAGCAGCTATCACGGCATACAATGCAAACACCATAGGATTTGCAATCATTAGCATATTCAATACTCTTACAATTTTTACTACAGTCATAAAACCACTGAATATAGATAACAATATAGGTAAGATGCTAGATATTACATTAAAAGCAACAAACCCAGCTACAACGACTTTAAGAACAGGCACTAAGAACCCAAGATTGTCGACACACCACTTAATAACACTACCTAAAGTGGATAGAACGCTTTTAACTACGTTCATACCTTCTGTTAGATTTGTTTTAATTGTTTCTTTGTTTTCTGTGATAACCTGTGCTATCCATGTAAATGCACCGCTAAACAGTCCAAATATGTCTTGTATTACAGGTGCTACCACAGGCATGATAGTGCTTACCATGTCAATAAAGGCTTTTTGCATAGGCAATAGACCCTTACCAATCGTAGCCATTAGTGCTGCCTGTTGGTTCTTCATCCGTTTTAGTTGTCCATCTGGTGTATTAGCTAGTATTTCATTCTGTTTAGAGAATGTACCATTAACGATTTCATTGATAGTAGCCAAGCGTTCTGCTTCAGTACCATTTTTAATGATTAGCTTTTGTGCTTCAGTTAAAGGTATCTTCATCTTAGTCAAGCCAGCTACATCACCATTGAACGCTCTGCCGATTGCTTGTGAAGCCAACTGTGCATCTTCTGCCGTAGCATTAATACCAAATTTACCAGCCACTAAATTAGTTAAGGCTTCAGATAATCCGTCCACCTTATCAACAGGAACATTCCATTTATTTAACTCTTGATAACCAGCACGAATAGTACCAGCAGAGATAACCCCTACTTGGCCCCATTTAGATGCATACTCGTTCAACTGCTTTTGTGCAGCATCTAGCGACTGTGCCGATTTATCATACAAGGAATTGTTATTGGCCAAGCTATTACGCAATAATGTTTGAGATAGTTCCGCACTTTTTGCTACATCAAGTGCTTTCTTACCATAGTCAACAATAGCACCAACACTAGCAAACGCACCCAAGCCTGACATTGCTAAGCCTACTTTACTAATGCTTCCAGCAATACCTAAGAATTTGTTATTAATTCCGTTACCAAAATTACTTAACTTATTCTTCATGGCGACCATCTTGCGTTCTGTGTCTTTCGCACTATCCCCAGCCTTTTTCATAGGTGCAGTAAATTTGTCTTTAAGACTAAGTAATACGTTAATACTTTTAGCCATTATTGCCCCTTTCTAAATCTTCCATATCCAGTTCGAAGCACGCACAATAGAACGTGCGCTCTAATGGATCTAATGCAAGTAACGAGGATAATGTATGGCCTTTTTGCATATAATAGCGGAACATTGTCAGTTCCCTGTCCGCCCTTATTGCTTTTTTACATCTTCAACAGGATTTGCAATACCATACATACCCAAGATAGCTTCACCCAATGCAGTAATATCTTCCACGCTATCGTTTAAGACTTTATACACTACATCTGTAGGTTCAGCACATTCATATTTTGCTTGTAATTCTTTATTTTTAAACAAAGGAACACACGCATAGATGAGTTGTACCATTGCATCCATTACAGTTGATAGTGTTGCATCTTGTTTGATGTCATCCATAATGCGTAACACAGTTGGTAATGGTTGATGAATTACAGTTAACTCACCGCCTAAACCTTTTACATATACATCTTTAGATTGAAAACCCTCTTGCATATTGCGGTTAAGCAAATCTTCAAGTTGTAATTTAGCCATATATTATCCACCTCACATTAAAAAGGAAAGGCGATGCATTAAGCACCGCCCATATATTAAAGAATTAAGTCAAGATAGTTGTAATCCGCAAATTTGAAAGGATAGCTTTCTTCTTGTACTTTTTTATTTTCAAAACCATGTGTTAATTCATCTAAAGTAACACCAGTTAGTTCGATACGTTCAGCACCATTTACATCTGGGTCAGTTAATTTAGATACAATTTTGATATCCGGCACACTACCATTTTTGATTTTGCCAGCAATCTTTTGTGCTACACGGCTATCGATTTTGTGAAGTACTAATGTACCAGCACCTTCAAAACCTACCAAGCGTTGATGAACACCCATTTCACCATTGATATCTACCGCTTCATATTTAAGGGAGATTTTAGCTTCAAAAGATTTAACGTTTGCATATAATTCGCCATCAATCCATACCTTACCAAATTGGCCACGTAAGATTTGATTATGAATGTCTTTACTTGCCATACTTTACCCCCTTATTCCATAGTAATTTGGAAGGACAAATCTTCCATAGCATCCAAGATTTTAACTTTAGCAGCAATAAATACAGTAGACTTGAAGGACATTTCTTTAACTTTCGCTTCATCCCAATCTTCTGCTTCTGTTTTACCAACAGATAACCATGCTTGTCTTTGGTTTTCTACATCAACGAACGCATGATTATCATATTCTGGATCTAAAATTTCACCATTAACAACTTTAGTTAAGGATTTGAAATAAGCGTTTACAGAAGAAATAAACAAGTATTGGTTATCCAAGTGGTTTTTATACTTGCCTACATAGTATTTTTTGAATGTAGAGTATAAATCTTCTTGAATTAAGTCCATACTTTCAACAATGATGATTTTACGCATATCCTCTGTATCAGTAGATGTGAATGTAGTCAATGTATTAACACCACGGCCCACACGTACTACATTATCTTCATCATCATTGATAAGAAGTAACCAGCCTTCATCAGTCCACTTATTAACATCTTTTTCTGCAGTAACATAAGAGTTATCTACATAATCTAAATCTTCCAACTCGTAGTATGTAATACTGCGGTTCATTGGCAAGTTAGCCAAAATAGATGTGATACGTGGTAAGTAATCAGTCATTTTAACATTAGTGCCAGCTTCCGCATCAGCCTCATGTACATATTGACCTTTCATATTTACAACGTGTTTATCATCAGCAACTGTAACATTTGCTACTACGCATTTAACTTTGCGCCCTTTAGAAATAACATTACGAGATTTTGTATAAGATACTAAATCTGTTTGCCACTCTGCTACTGTAGTACAAGCCCAGTTGTATTTAATGCGGTCTAATACTTGTTTAAGGTCTGTAAATGCAGTTGTCCTAGTTGGAACGTGTAACACTACTACTTTGTTTACGTTCACATAGAAACAACGCTTCAACAATTTAATTGTATCGGCATTGTATTTTTTATCGGTAATGTCTGCTTCAAATTTGAATACATCATAACCAATAGTAGTTTGTTTATCGTCTTTAACGATAACTAATGCAGTACCACGTTCGGAACGTAGCACGGCAGATACCGCCTTTTGCAAGAATACGATATCAATATTTGGTAAGCCAATCGCCATATTCTGCTCCTTTTACCCATTAAAAATAGCGCCCACATATGGTGGATGCTATAACTATTCTTCCGTTGGCTCTTGCAACTCTCCGTTGACTGCCAATTTTTCCATGTAAGGTGCATCTGCTTCTGGTCTGTTTTGATAGATCGTTACATCAAAGTTAGTGATATATGACATATCAGCCTTATTGATTGTTTCGACTATATCAGATGCAGTTATACTAAATCCATCAGCTACGCTAATAGGCATTGCTAATAGCTCACGCAAGCTTTCTCTTGCTTTGAGTAAGTTAAGATAGCCAATCTCACGCTTTTCATTGAAGTAGTAGATATAGATATTAAGCGTATCACCTCTTAGGATTTCGCCTATATCTTCATTGTTAAAGTCTACAACCTCAATAAAAAATGATGGTCTAGTAAATCCCTCTGAAATATCTCTATCATTAACATCACAATTTAGCAGTTCTCTGCACTTTATTGTTAATGCTTTTACTATTTCAATTGCCGTTATCACTAGCCTAAACCTTTTTCATTAAGCATCTTATCAATAAATTCTTCCGCTAACCCTTGATATTCTGACGGAAAGGCTTTAGCAGTTTTACCCATGATAGCTTTACCTCTTACAAAGGCTTCCCCTGTGTTACCAACTATTAATTTAGGTTTACCCTGTGCAGCATGACCTAGCATCACATGACCATGTTCAACTAACCATGCGTGCGGTGCGGTATTCTTAACACGCACTTGCCACTCATCCTTACCATACTTATACGCTCTATCACGTTTAAGGCCTTTGATAAGGTTCTTTGTGCCTTGTGTAGTACCGCTTTTATAGTTGTTTTTAGCATTAGCTTTTAACTTATTGCCAGCACGTTGAATAAAATTCTTTGTATCTTTCGGAAAGTCTTTAGTCGCTAGGTCTAGCAACTCTTGAGAAAACTCACTTAAACCTTCTGTTTCAATATCAACACCCATTAGATTACAACCTCTGTGAATATTTCTAGTCGCTCTTTATTAAGGTATGGATCCATAACATACAAGATGTTATATTTCTGCCCCTCAATAATTAGCCACATATCCGGTTCAATATCATTGCGATACCTACACACAATCTTATGCGTAGTTCTAGCAAGTGTAGTTTCTGCCGTTCTACCACTTAATAGACCGCCAGTCTGTGGAATGACTCCACAATGCATATTGCCTATAACTGTATCAACAATAGGATATTGTCCTAATTCATTCATAGTGGTTGATTTTCTGTTAGCGTGAATTTCTGCTTGATGTTGTAATAGAGTGCTTAATCTGCCTTTTCTATACATAATTTCACCTACAATAAGTTCATTGAATACTTATCTAAGATAGCTTGTGCCGTAGGGTTTACCACCGCATTTTCAACGGCCGTAAAGGTACGATTATCGTAAAATTCGCCACATAAACTTAATACGGCAATAGGCATATCTTCATAATCATCAAGTGTAGTCTTATCAGCAATACCCATATATGTCATACAATAGGAAATTGCTGCAGATAATACCATGTCTAAAATAGGTTTAGTGTCGGCTGTAACATCAACACGAATATAGTTCGATACAATATCAAGATTTAACTCACTAACTTTCATGTTTACTCCTCTGCTTCAGCCTTTTTGCTTTTGGTTTTAGCTTGTTTTACAGGCTCGATGTAACCAGCTTGCAATAGATCATTGATGATTACATCGTCTGTATACTCAACAATGCTATCAAGTGGGGCAGATACTACCCCACTATAACCAACTAACACCTTGTACTTCATGACTATTAAGCCATTGTCAATGTAGCGATACGTTGCTCGTCAACAATTTTGCCGTCAACTTCAACATAACCAGCTACACCAACTGCATATTGAGTATAGAAGCGTTCTTGCAATACAGAAATTTCAGAGTTTTCACCGCTGATTTTTGTAGCATAACCTTTAAGGTCTGCATAGATTGCGACTTTTTTCTTATTAGCAATTTTAGGCATATTGTCAGATTCGTAAACAGGACGGCCTAACAATGTGTAGCCATAACCATTTGTAAGGTCTTTATTCAACAAGTATTCGCCTTGTGCGTTTTTCAATTTAGCACATGCTTTGAATGTTTCAGGGTTCATGATGAACACACCATTGCCACGATATTGTTGAGGTACTTTGAATTGAAGTTCAATTAAATCATCAGCAGTAATTGCAGTTGCACTTGCAGCAGTTACTGTGTTTTGAGCGTTCAAAAGGCCTTGAATTTTAGCAGAACCATTAATCATTTCGTTTTCTAAGAATACAACGATTGCTTCTGCTACTTTAGTTACAACGTAGTTTACAATATCAAAACCAGCGTTATTGATTAAGGATTTGGATACTTTAGTCAATACACCTACTACATTGCCTTTCAATGTAACAGATTTGAATTTACCGCTAGTGCTTTCAAGTTCTTGGAATTCACCAACATATGCACATGTAGTTTTGGATGTGGATTCATCTTCAACTGCGAATACCAAATCACCTTTTACATCGTAGAAGTCAGAGTTTTCAATGATAGGTGCGATACGTTTAACAGTACCGATGATACGTTCAGCAATAGTGGATGGAATTACTACACCATTATCACCTTTAGTAAGGTTTACATCTGCACGAGTTTCAGTATCAGCAAATACAGTTTCACCGCTACGTAAGAAGTTAGCAAATGCACGTTCTTCTGCCATCGCCATTGCTTTTGCATCGGTTTTAGCTGGTGCTTCATCATCAGATACAGACATCATGGAGCGTTCTTCTTTTGCAAGTTTCAATGTTTTATCAATGTCTGTTACTTCTTTTTGTAAGCCTTCAAATTTTGTTGTTTCTTCTTCATTAAGGGCACGAGTTTCTTCATCTGCCACTTTAACAAGGTTGTTCATTTCTTCAACCAAACCATTACGTTTTTCAATAAGTTTTTTAAAATTCATGCTATCCTCTTTTCTTCGCATTAAAAAAGCACCCACATATGGTGGATGCTAATCATTAAGTTCTTTTAAAATGTCATGATATTTTTGATTGCTGGTTTCTTCTTCATCATCAGTCTTACGTTCTTCAATATCATATTCCAATGTACCTGTTGCAGTTTCGTTAGATCTACATTCCAATAAATCTTCACCTTCATCTGCTCGTACATTAATAGATGTTGCAATATATGCTGGGTTCACAGATAAAATACTAACTTCACTTACATCAATAGACTTTAATGTGCGTACTTCTGGCATATTTTCTTGTTTATCCCATTCATCTTCTAGTTTTCTAAAACCAAAAGACCAGCCTTTAAGTTGTCTATTTTCTGCAAGTTGTACTACTTCCGCATCAGATACAATAGCTTTTGCGTATAAGCCAATGCTATCTTCTCTTAATTCAAGCGAGCCGTCTTGTTGGTCTCCCAATTTTCTGCGGTGGTTGAAGCGTAACTCTACATTGTTATTACGTTGTAATGCAGAATTGAACGCACCACTTTGTACTTTTTCTAAAAAATTACCCCTTACATCACGAATAGGCTTACTTAAACGCTCTGTAACATTTACATAACCCTCAATCGTAACTGCACCATTACGGACTTCAATTTTCATCATTCTCACCCCCTTTCACAGATTTTAGTGTAGTTAAATCACCAAGCACACCAGTATTTGGTGTGTACACTTTCTTCGTATTTGGATAATAGAATACGTTCGCAAGGTTCATACTTACGAAGTCAATACCCATAGGGGATAAGTCCTCACGTTGACGAATTTCATCCACGTTAATCCAGTTGCTATCCAATGCAGTCTTGTATGCATTAAAGCGTGTGAGCATATCTGCTTTTAATAGATCATTCATATCTAAGCTAAAATACAGATTACCTTTTTCAGTTTCAAGCAACATTGAACGATTGATAGCTTCAACAAAGCAATTTACGATTGGCATAATCGTAGTTTTAACAAAAATATTAAATGCTTTTTCATCTGTAAAAGTTTTATCAGTAAAACCAAACAATTTATAAATTAAATCAGCATTTGTCTGTTTACTTTCGTTGAGTTGGTTTTCTACGGCAGTACTATCAGCACTTTCAAATGTAATCCCCTTATTAAGTACAATTACATCACTAGTACCTAGTTTAGCCGTCATCATTCGCCATGCTCTTTTGAGTGCTTCAAGTGCTTTGACTGTCAATCTCCCCTCAGATTTAAGGAAGCCTTTACGAACACCCTTACTGATTACACCATTTTCATACACTAACGCATTGTACATACTAGAAATTTGTGTAGCGTTATCGTCTAATAACCCTCTACCATGCACCCCATCGTTGCTATTTCTAACCGCACGCATGATATTAAAGTTATCGTAGTAGTTCCCATCTACTAAGAACAGTACAGTCCTATCAATTAGTTTGCCGTTATCTAGCACGCTTACACGATATTTAGGCAAGTATTGTAACGATGTAGCACTATTACCATCTTTACCAATATAACAATAACAAGCACCTTCCATGATTAGATCATTAATCATGGCTTGCTTTGTTTCAAACGCACCTAGCGTTGAATTTGTTTCAATGTTCAATAGCTTTGTACGTTCATCGTCTGTGATTTCTGTAATAGTATTACCATCTCGTCTGTATAGCTTGATAGGAATACCAGCAATAATACCACTAATCAAAAACAATGCACTTGCTACCGCTGGCACGCTTAACGCTTGCTTGCGTGTTACATTTGTTGATGCATCAAAGCTAGGAAGTCCTAAATCTACATCATCAGCCGTATCAATGAATGAATTTTCACTTACTACCGCTTCTTCTCTGACCTCTAAACCAAAGATATTTTTTATTAATCCCAATATTTCACCCCCTTTCTACATTTGCACTACCCAATCAAGGGTACTATTAAGCATATAATTCTGATGTAATAGATACATCGCATTGATGCCAGCTACTACCATATCAACCTTACCTCTTGATTTTTTCTTGTTTACATATCGGTTCATGTTGGTATCGTACACACATCGTGAGTTTTCAAAGTTGATTTCTAGTAATTTGTTACCTTTTTCATAAACAAGATTGCCATCAGCTACCAATTCTGCAAGCCACTTAGTCGCTGGATGTAACACGCTTGAATGTTGTTTAATCTCAACCATCGTATATCCAGCATCCTCTAGCTTTTGTGCAGTTGATAAGGCATTATACCTATCATAGCCAATACCCATCACAGTAACCCCATATTTGGCTTCTATTTGCATTATGTAGCGTTCAATAGCACCATAATCTACAGTTCTATTGCCACACGCTAGGCAATAACCAGCGTTGATAAAATCACGATATGGAATACGTTCCAATTTTGACTTCTCGTCTATTCTATCTTCTGGTACAAAGGCTACCGCATCAAGATATACCTTTTCTGTTTCTTCATCAAAGGCAACCATAGACACGGCACAGTTATCGGTAGTCATAGCTAAATCGACACCAAGGAACACTTCTCTACCGCTCCAGTCGATATGATCTATAGCACCTTTCTGTAAATCGGCTACGTTTACAAAGCTTTCACTACCAGCACCGCTATAAATAATATTGCAATGCTTTGTTATGAAGTTTTCACGCTTACTTTCAATCTCAATAGCTACTTGCCTTTTCGATTTCAAGTCATTCATGATTTCTTCCATTTCAATTGCTAGTGGGTTACTTTGTTCTAGTACTTCATCATTTGTGGCCCACCCTTTGGTATCATCTGGTTCATATAACAAGGCGAACACCTTATCATCATCTACTGCACCATTTAATACACGCTTTGCATAGTCCACTTCATCTTCAAATGGATTGTTAAGTGTAGGATATTTAGTTGAAATTATGAAGCCTAGCTTGTTTAATATCGTCAACTGCCCTGACCTCATCGCTTCAATAGCATAGGTATTAGGCAATGCACCAGTTTCATCTACAAGGAATACACTAGGCAACTTACCATCTAACCGCCCTGTTGAGTAGTTAAGAGGTGTATATCTATTTTCAGTAATGTTGCAATGGATATAATCACGCAGTATTTTAAACTTCTCTTTGCCATTCATCTTACCTAGTAACGCTGGACTACTTCTGATTATTTCTTCAATAGCCGTTTTAATCTCACGAGAGAGTGAACCATCTGGTGCTACCGAATAGAATTTAGAGAATTTAGGTTCAATGAAGAAAAGCAAAATAAAAAGAACAGCAATTAAAAATGTCTTGCCGTTCTTTCTACAAATTTCCAATATAGCGTTTTCATATCTACGTTTATCTTTATTATCTCTATCTACAGTACACAGAATAGCGATGATGAATAGCCATTGAAAACCAGCCATAGCATCATACACAGTAGAGTTAGCCTTTAAACCTTTAGGCATCACCATTAGTTTAAGTAATTCGCCTATAGTATGAACCTTGCTATCATCAAGCATATAACGGCTATCTTTACCATTAGCAATAGCAAGAAATTCCTTTACTTGCAGCTTAACATATTTAGGTGCATTGACTTTGCCCTCTGCTACATCCATTGCGTACTTGTAGGCCGGATGTTTCTTATTCATCAACTACTACCCCCTTGCAATACATTAAGCAATGGATCTTGTTCTTCTTCTTTTTGATTAGCTACAAGCACACCCAGCTTTGCCCTAGATTGTGGAGATAGACACAATTCATCACATAATTTTAAATAGGTTCTTACTAGTTTTTCTTGTGTTGCCACAAACTCCCTATCAATTGCAAGTGTAGGCTTTTTGGCCACACGCTTATTTGCCATATGTAACATATCAATAGCTACGCTAGCTTGAATAATTGTTTGTGTATCTAATCGGCTTAATACTTTAGCTTGCCTTAATGCATCCACAATAAAATGAAATGCTTCTAATTGTGTTTTGGTTAGATAGCTTGGCGGTTCTATTTCCGCATCATCAATGAACGCATTTTCTACAGCAATGCGTTTTTCTTTTTCTGCCTTTGTTAAATGTTTCTTTGTAGTCCTTGCTGATACAGCCTTTCTCATGTGTCCACCTCCTTTCCTCTATCTTGCAGCATCCTTGTATAGGCACAATATAAATAAATATATATTCACGTGCGCACGCATGTCCCATTAGGGAAAATTGTGTAAATCGTACTGCTCACCACAATTTACACA